AAATGGAGGCCAAATAAAAAATGGAAGCACAGCAAATTGATAGCACTGAACAGGAAGTTCAGACAGCAGATGAGCCAAATACACCGACACTAAAAGAAACATTGCAGGCAGCAATGCAAGGTGAGGACAGTTTACCAGAAGTACCTGCTGAACCAATGCAAGAGGTACAGGCAGAAGAACCAGAGCAGACAGAAGAGGTTGCTGAACAGGAACAGGTTGAAGAACAAGCACCTGCATTAGAAGCACTATCTGCACCGAAACACTGGCCTAAAGAAGAACAAGAAAAGTTTAATGTCTTAGATGCAGATACACAGCACCTTGTAATGGATCGTTTTAAAGCGATGGAAGGTGATTATACAAGAAAAACACAGGCAATAGCCAAGTATAAAAAACGCAATGAAGCGTTAGATGAGATTTACGGCCCTTTTAGAGATGACTTTCAAAGGGCAGGCATGGATGACGTAGCCGCAACAAGACAGTTGTTGGCTGCACACAAGTATTTGAGGGAAGATCCACAACAAGCTATAAAATGGCTTGCAAAGTCTTATGGCGTTGATCTAACAGCAGTCAATGATGACACAGCTACAGATGAATACGCTGATCCTCAGATGAAAGCAATGCAACAGCAGATTGCCCAGTTGCAAGGCACAATAAATAATCAACAGCAACAAGCACAGAATATGCAGAAGCAGGAAGTGCAGGCTATGATTGACAACTTTCAAACAGCAAAAGATGCAGATGGTAATTTAAAACATCCACATTTTGAAACTGTGCAAAACCAGATGTCAGGTTTGATAAGTTCTGGTGTTGCGAAAGATATTGCATCTGCCTACGATATGGCAGTATTTGCAAACCCAGAAACAAGGGCAAAAGTCCTTGATGAGCAGGTCAAGAAAACGACTAAGCAAGAGGTGAAAGCCGAAGCAGTCCAGAAGGCCAAAA